GTCTTCAAACGCTTCATTTATTTTTTTCTTAACTGGCTCAAAGTCTTTAGACGAAACAATGTTTTCTCGTGCAGCCTTTACTTGCTCAAAGTTCTTAAACTTAGGTGTAGCTACAGCACGAATGTTGCCTACCCCATAGAAGAAACCTTCTGCGCCAGCACCACCTTTCATCTCTCTTACAAGATTGTCTAATGTTGCGTCTGCATAGCGTCTATTACCAGAATCTGTATAACCTCTAAAGATTCGTTCTGTTGGAGTTACACCAGCTTCAGCTAATGTGTTATCCATATTTGCAGACCAGCTTTCAAATTCTGGTTTTAAATCTCTTACTCGTTGCCTAACTTCTTCATTAAATTTCCAAGTTTCTTTTCCAAAATCATTACGATTTGGCAACATTCCTTGCTCATCAAGAAACTTTGCTTTGTAAATATCAGAATCAAACCGATATTTCCAATCTTGCTTTAACCTGTCAACTGTGTAGTCACCATCTGGTATTTTTTTAGCAACATCTGAAAAGAAGTTATCTATATTTTTAACGCTTTTTGCGTCAAATTTAAAGTCAATCTCAGGTGTTCTGGCTGTATAAGCGTCAAATCCATATACAGGATTCTTAGCTGATGGAATAGCCATTGACTTATCGCCTATCAATGAGATGTTTCCAAAAGAAGTTAATGGATTTTCTACATTTGAAACAGCTACAGATGGCACAGGCATACCACCCACTTTTTCTACTCGTGCTAGTTTTTCTGGTGAAATGTTGTGGTGAACAATCATTTCCTTACCAGCTTCCACATTAGGAACAAATTGAGATGGGGTGCGTTTCCCTAAAAGTCCACCAACATCTTGAATACTTGCGCCTACTGGTAAACCTTTAGTAGCTTGCATCAATGCTCTGTTAACAGGCGCAGCAATTGGCGCAAGGGTCATTGCAGCTTCAGCAGTCTCTGGCTTTAGGAATGGTACATTAGCCCTATTGACGTTAGTCAATGCGTCTAGCAACCCTCTGGGGCTTTCAGCGTATGCTGCTCTCTCTATTGTCTTGGGTATTCCTGTGCTTTCCAACAAATTACCCAGACCTTGCAGTTGCTGAGTGCGCCTCTTATCCTGCATAAACGCAAGCAAGCCTTGGATAGCATCGTTAGTTAACCCTGTAAGTGGGTTAGCGTACGGAGTAGCCCTTAGTTCTGCCATGATTAGTTACCATTTAACCTTGTTAGCCCAATACGCTGCACTCATCTTACCCTTGGCAATGTTCTCTGCATGACGAGCCTTAAACGCTTCGTTACGCTTCGTGCCATCAGGTGAACCCTTTGCACCTTGCTGACCAAAGCGAATTAGCTTCACATCCTCACCAGACTTAGCCAATACAGCGTGAGACTTTGTAGGATGGTCAGGAGTCTTCTTAGGCTTGTTGTAGCCAGAAAACTGCTCTGAGCCTCGCTTAATCATTTTTTTGGCTTCTTTGCTTTGTTTTTTGCAGTACGCTCACCCCTGACAGGCATGGGCTTAGTCTTCTTCTGCATAAGTTTCTGCATCATCTCCAACGCTTGCTGATTTGTCGTTCCCATCATTTTCTTCCTCGGTTATTGGCCCACCACTAATCCATGCTTCACAAGTTCTCTTAGAAGCACACTTAAAATCAAATACTTCGCAATAGCCTAAGTCACCAGCGTCAATGACTTCCCAAGCGTCCATATCGCTGTCCGTTTCCAAGCCTGATTCAATGCAAGCAAGCATCTTAGGGGTTTGGATAAAGGCAGCGCAGTTACCGCAACGAGACTTTTTAGCCTGTGCAGGTGAAATTCTCCAAGCCTTAGAAATGTCACGCCAATAGTCCATGTTTGGCTCATTGGGATTCATTGGGCCATAGTTAGCCTTGTCAATGGCTTTCTGGCGACACTCAAGATTGACTTCTACGTCACCTGTGGCAACTGGACACGCTTCGCCTTTTTTCTCTTGGCTTTGTATCTCAATCTCAATTTTTACGGATGGTTCTAATAATCCACTCATGGCTATCCCTACGGAGTTTGTGCTATTTTCTCACAAAAAAAAGAGAGACGCAAATCTCTCTAAAGTCTCAATGGCAACTGAGTGCGTCCATTGTGCGCTAATTAAAAAGTTTTGCAAGCGTCATATTCAAAACACTCATCTCATCTAGCTTCATAACCTTCCAAATCCTAGCTTGCCCATGTATCCCATTGAATGAACCCTGATGGCAATCCTTGCATAAAGGAATACATAAGTATTGGTTATGCTGAACAATATGATGTGCATCGCTTGGAGGAGAAGCATTACATACCCCACAAGGCATTTCTTTAATCTTTGCCAAGTGGAGTCGTTCCCTGTTATTGGGTCTGTTGTTCATTCTTTGCCATCAAATAATTCAAATCAACACCAGTGACTTCTGCCAACTTTATAAAATTAGCAAGTTTTGGCTTGGTTCTTGTTTTTAAGTCTGAAAACGTTTCCCAATGCGCTATTGCAAATTCGGTTACGCCAATCATTTCACCCAACTTTTTGCGAGTAAGTTTCAAATTCTTTCTGGTTTCAAAAATACGAAAAGCAATTAAATCTTCCGTATTGTTAATTGGCATCCTACTTTTTTGTTCAGCCAAGACTTGAAGGTAATGTTTTTCTTGCCTAATTGTGTACCATTTGATAACTTCATTCTTATCGTAAAACTTTTTTCCAGCAGTTATCAGCTTGGGTTTTGGGAAGTTAGACCTGTCCCAACTTGCGTGATGTTTTAAAGTTGAACGACCAACACCCATTATGTCTGCAATTTCATCTGGCAAGTAAATCGGAGTTCTGTTTGCAGCTTTACTTTTAACTGCCTTTGTCATTGAATATCTGTTCATGGTTTCCTCGCAGGGCAGGTTCTGCCTTGGTTACAGTTTCCATGACACGGAGGGCAGATTTTTTTGTTACGCACAAAAGTAGCAAAACTTTGAGATGTATCGCCAAATGATTTCATCTTGTCAAATTCTTGAGCTATTTCCTCAAGAGTATCATTCCTGATTTTTCCAATAATCTCATTCTTATCTACTTGACTTTTAACCATTTGACGCTTGCGCCAGCCCATTGCTTTTTCAAAAATGTTTAGTTCAGTCATATGTAAACTCATATAGTTCTCTGCATCTAAACAATGCGTAATAAACAAGCCTACAGTCACCACGCTGCTCAAATGTATCAATTGCTAAATTTTTCCAAACAACTCGTTCAATCCATCTTTCTAGTTTGTATTCTTCAATCATAAAAATCCCTTATGAAATAAACCACCAGCCACCAAAAAGCCGCTAGTGAAATAAGAATTAGTCGCCAAACTGCCTGTTTACTCAGCTTCGTAAGCCATGATTTTTGCATGGTCAGCTTCCTCAAGTAAATGGCTGGTCAGTCTCATTACGCCTTCCATTTCGAGTTCTTTAAATTGTGCGTCAGTAAAGATGCCCATCAGAGACACCTTTTCGTAAATCACATCTTCAATGTTCTCGTTGTAAGTGCCTTCTTCGTCACGCTCGTATGTCATCACGACAGTAACGATTACAGAACCTTCGCCAGTAGTTGTGTCAAATTCGTATTTCATTTTGTATCCTTAAAAGTGGGGAACTAAGTCCCCTGTTGATTTATTTAAAATTAAAACCTTGAGCAATTTCTAAAGCCTCTTGTGCAGTTCTTCCAAAGTACAAGTGACCACTTTTACCCTCAACAGCCCAATCATTGATGCCAACTTCAATTTGCTGCTCAAGCGTCATATCGTTGAAGCTAGGGTTATGAATTTCGTATGCTTTAGTCATTTTGATTTCCTTAAAAGTACCCTTGCGAATTGCTTGGGCTGACTGAAGTATAGCAAACTAAACAAAGTATTTACTAGGTGTTTATACCTATTCCGTAGTTTTTACGCCAAGACGCTCACTTGCTTGCTCACTTCTCCAAATGTCGGCTTTCATCTGGGCAGCAGTCAGCATCCACTTTAAAGTTTCTTCTTTCTCAATTGCCACCATAAGCCCTCTGAGCAAATCAGCATACTCAATGTGAGCATAGGCTTCACGCTCTTGGGCAACCGCAGAATCTATCCCTCTAGCCATAGCATCTTTCATCAACAATGCTTTTTTGGTCTTGCGGAATTCTTCGAGATATATCCTTTGTGCTTTAGCTTCCGCATATTTGCATGAATTTTCAATGATGTACTCAATGGCTTTGTAAGGTGCTTTCATTCCAGACACTCCTTAACGCAAATATCTACACCAGCTTGACTTGAATAAACCTTACTTACATGGAAGTTGACGATTTGAGAATCATCCTTGTAAACCACAGAATTCATACCATCTTCTACGCTTTTTAAAATGTTGGACGCATCTGGCTTCTTAATTGGCTTCTCTGAGCCATTTTGGATAGCCTCCAAGCGTTTTTTGGTGCATGACTTAGGAATTGGTACTCTGATGTACAGATAAAGCGATACAGGGGTTTCTAATGGCTCGGAACTTCCCATCGCTTGTTTGGCAGATTCCTTGATAAGCGTTTCGTAGCTTCTGGTTTTTTCAGGGGTGTAGGCTTGGACAAAGTTGCCACGCTTAGCATACCTTGCTCTTTGTTTGCCAACAGGATTGCCTTCAACTTTGAATGTCACCATGAATGTCATTTGTTATTCCTTAGCTTGTTCATTCTGTCCCTCAAATCCAAAGTAGCGGATTCGCCTCTGATTCGTTGCAAGTCCCCTAACACACCCTGCCACCAGAGCAACGCTTTGCTTGAGCCAATCGTCGATTTCTTTTGGTTGTACCTGCGTATCCACTCTTGGGCTTCGCAATTTTTGAAGTGTTCTAATTCTGCTGGAGTCATTTGTAGGCCATTGAAAGTTCATACAAATAAAAGTTGTTGTGTTTTTACAGAAGTGCCTGAGTCATATCTTTGAGAATCACCTTTTGGATATGGCAAAACTTCGTAATTTAATTGGTTTAACAGGTTATGTTTTTGTGATTTACTTCCGACAAAATAAACATATCGGTGTTTAGCACTTCTGTTAACTCTTATTTCAGAATTACCAAAGCTATGTCTGCTATGTTTTCCATCCTCACCAGCCATGTCCGTTCTTTCTTTTGTTGTTCCAGTAAACAGAAAATTGCTGGCTTGATAGATGTAACCAACATGACCCATAGCTGTATCAGCGTATGAAACAACTATTGTGGGTTTTGGCAACATTTGTAAACTCTTGCTTACCAAAAATGAAGCCCCATTTTTAACACCATCATTTAAACAAAGTCTGTTAAGTTCTAAAACCTTGTCTTTGTAATCAAAGCCACAAACACCCATGCAAAGATTAGGACTAGCTGGCATCCCATAAGTGACAACACCAACTAATTGCTCATCAATGTAAAGTCCAAAAGCATAGGATATTGGACACATACGCTTGGCATAATGTTTTTCAAGCAACCAAGGCTCAACTTCAAATGCGTTGATAGGCAATACTTTCATGCTTTTCTCCGCAACTCAGCCATCTTTGCCAAAACTTCAAGCGGAATAGGTGCAGCCTTTTTTGCATCAGCTTTAATCTTTTCCAAAGCAGGGTCAGGCTCATTTCTGCTAGGAACTGTGAGCCTTACTCTGTCAGCAGGGTTTGCTTTAACAATCCATTCTGCTTTTAAACCTTGGCTACCACGACTGCACCATTCAGCCAAAAACTTCTCCAAAGGCCAACCAAGTATTTTTGCTTCAGCGATAGCACCATTCAAAACAGTTTGGGTAATCGGTGCTTTTTTGCTTTTACGCAAGGCTACCCAATCATCCCAAATTTGTTGTGAAACATCTGGAGGACAAGCAACGCTAGTTGCGTTCTCTCTCTTTGGTTTATGGTTAGTGGTTAGTGGTTTATGGTTAGGGTTATTTTGGCTTTCATCTGGCAACCCAGAAATAACCACTTGGGTTTTCTTTGGCCTACCACCTAGCTTTCCATTGTTCTTATTTTTCTCTGCTTGCTCAGAGTAGTCTTTAATTTCTACTTCAATGCGCTTGTGTGTGTACCCTGTTTTGCCTAAAACAAAGAAATCTGACAAAACATTTTGAAGAAAAATAACCTCATCAGAACCCAGACGTAACCGCCTGATAACCACTTGGGTTTCTTCTGGTATGGGTTGTTCATCAAGGTAATACCAGTCTATTAACTGGCGGTAGATGCCATGCTCAATCGTTGAAAGATGACCAGTGTCTTTCCGATAGTCGGCAATATTGAACTTGTAGTAGTGCATAGTAGTCTCATGTTCCAATTCTCCCAAAAAGAAACTGCGGCAGGAGGGGAGACTTCTCTTTTCGTATCGGGTAATTAGTCCGAACTAGCCGTGTTTCAAAACATTGTATCAAATAAATTGATTGTTTGTAATATCTTCTGAAAATGATTTGCCAAGCAATCGTTTAGCTTGGGCGTTCATTACCGCATATTCAGCCTTAGAAAAGATACCCTTGGCATTGCGAATGTCGAAAGGGTTTAACTTGTCATAAGGCTCATCATTGGCAGACTTTTGAGCCTCAATCATGTGTGGCTCTAGCGTGTACCGACACACCCAAGAACGTCCCATCTTGACCTTTTCAACTGTGATTTTTTTCTTGTGGTAAAGATGTTTGCAAGCAGCTGCAATGTGTAGCCTTGGAATGCCTGTTAAATCCTCTAGTTGGTAAGATGTAAGTGCGCCATTTTGTAGGCATCTGATAACTGCTTCTTGTGTCATTTGAACCACTCTGGTCTGAGTTCTTTTAGTTGATAAATTCGTAAAGGAGGGATGGTCTTCCAATGCCAGACAGCAGCCCTTTTTATTCCAAGTATTCTAGCAAGCTCACTCTGTGAGCCAGCAAGTGTGATAGCAGTTTGTTTATCCATCTAAACAGTATAGCAAAGAAATTATTTGTTGTTTTTAGGGAAAACACCTAGATAAATAGCTTGTTTAGCCTGTTTAGTTTGCTATACTTCACTCAACCCGCAACAATTCGTAGGCGGGCAATTAAGGAAATCAAAATGACAACTTCATGGACAAAAAACCAATTAGTAATTAGCTTTAGTGACTATGACAATACATGGTCAGTTAAGACAAAGCCTTTGACACTTAACCAAGCAATTAAATTTGTTATCTATGTTACCAAAGGTCATGTGTTTCACAAAAATTACAAGATTGTTAGCCTGACAGAGTGGGAAGCAATGCAAAAAGAAACAACAACCGCATAAATCAACAAGGGGCTTAGTCCCCTACTTTAAGGAGAACCAAATGAAAAGTAAGATTATTCAGACGCTAGTTGAGTATGTATTAGCCATCGTTATCTTTGGCGGTATCGGTGTCCTCTTAGCTTGGAGAGGCTAATGACACGCCAAGATGCTATCAAAGACTTGTCACATGATGACTACTGCTGTTACTGCACAGAACCCAAGGGCGACAAATATGTTTGCTGCTCAGAAAACCACTTTATCCCTTTTGAGTTTTTATACGATGAAGACAAAGAAGCAATGATTGAAGAATATTTAAGTAAAGGAAATTGAAATGGTACACAAGAAGTTAATGCAAGCAAGAATGTTCTTGCAACAAATGGCACTCAAGAAGTCAGGTCACAATAAATTTAGTAATTACTACTACTTTGAATTGGGTGACTTTCTCCCACAAATCAACGAGATTTTTCATGGTCAAGGATTGTGCGGAGTTATCTCATACGATACAGACTATGCAAGTCTTACAATCACAGACGTAGATGATGGCACTAACATTGTGATTACTTCACCAATGGTAGAAGCTAATCTAAAAGGCGCACACGCTATCCAAAATCTTGGTGCAGTAGAAACATATCAGCGCAGGTATCTCTGGATGACGGCAATGGAAATCGTTGAGCATGACGCTTTGGATTCCTCTGCGCCCATCAAGGAAGAAAAGATAATCATCACGCCCACACAAGGCGCAATGGATAACATCCCAGAAGACGAACAAAATTATCTCAGAGAGTTAGCAATAGAGTTAATTGCTATCTGTGAGAAAGAAGAACCTAAGACAGCTTGGGTGAAGTTGGAAGCAGAGAACTTAGATAGCGAACAAAAGATTGCTCTATGGACTTTACTTCCTAGTAAAGTAAGAAGTGCATTGAAAAATGCGAAAGGTTAATCATGGAATACAATAATGAAAACAGAGGCGCATTATTTAAGAATGAGCGCAGAGATGATGAGAAGTTTCCTCATTACAAAGGCTCACTCAATGTAGAGGGTGTAGATTTTTGGATTAGCGCATGGCTAAAAGAAAGCAAGGATGGTGCTAAATTCATGTCTTTATCTATAAAAGCTAAAGACCAAAAAGAAGCTAAGCAGCCTACAAAGCGTTCACTAAAGGATGACTTTGAAGATGCGCCTTTTTAAAATTTAATGTTAACGAGGGGAGGGCTGTGCAAAGGATTTTCCTAGCTTGCAGACGAGCAGTCTTCCCCTCACCTCAAGGAGAAAGTAATGAATTTAGATAAGATATGGTTTGGCGGTGCAGTAGAGAAGTTCTTTGGCTCTCCACCATTTAAGTTGGTACGCAAAGACAGCCCACAAACCTCTGTAGAAGCAGCGCAAGCAGTTGATAGCACCAAGCTAGAACAAATCGTTTACGAGGCTATTAAGGGCTTTCCAGAGGGGTGTATTTCTGATGAGATACTAGAGATGTATCCAAACTATCCATATTCCTCTATAACAGCAAGGTATCGTGCTTTGCTAGACAAGGGATTTATTGAAGTTACTGGTGTCAAACGTGGCAAATTTGGCAGAAATCAACGAATTATGAAAGCTGTTAAATGATTGAAAAACCACCTTATTCCAAAATTAGCTACCCCTCTGTGCCAAACAAGGATTTCGTATGGTCTTCAGGGTCTGATGTTCAGGCTATTTGGAGAAAGTTTGGCTGGACACCACCCTCAGAGAAGATGCTGCCACCACCACCTGAGAAGTACCAAGAACCCCTTAGACGAGTTAGGTAAGCCTTGCAAACGATGAGAAATCCGTATGCAACTCATACGGACTTTCGTGATTTCCAAGGGTTGATTCCCACTAATACGCATTTCCTGCCTAGCAACATAGACATGATTTGCGAAAGGAAAGGTCATTTCCTAATTGGAGAGTGGAAGAAACCCAACGAGAACATGGCTACTGGTCAGCAATTGTTGTTAAAGGCTTTTGCTCAAGTTCCTAAATTTACTGTGTTAGTTATTATTGGTAACACAGACGGAGAAACTGAAGTTGGAGATGTGTTCCAAGTCGTTCTTGGACGATGTGTAAAGG